AGCAGGAATCTGCACCGTGTTGTAAATCTTCTGCTCAGCCTGTTCGGTGAACATAGCCAACTCCTGCGCAGAAAACTCGTTCTCGCAAATATTTTGGATGTTGGTGCACAACTCGGTGTAGTTCATGCGTTACCTCTTAGGCCATAGGGCCACGGGCCATCTTGCCTTTGGTCTGAGCCTTGCCGCCACGCACGACGATCCCGCTAGTTTTTGGGCCTGCGTCGTTGCGTTTGTAGACGGTTCCAACAGACATGTTCACAGTATCCAGATTGCTATGGTCTGGGCCGCTGCCGGGGTTGCTCGACATCTTAACAGTCTTACCGGACATTGTGTGCGGCTTGGCGTAGACGCTGGCAGCGCCAACTTCTTTGCCCATCATTTTGTGACTGAATTTAGCCATGATTACCCCCGCTTTTGGTTGTTTGCGCGGGCCATGTTACGGCCAACTGCACGCATGGCTTCGCCAGTGACGCCCTTGGCTTTGCCCTTACCGCCGTCTTGAATGCCAACAGCAGCGCCGCTATCACCAAGGTTCTTACCTTTGGTCTTGCCCTTTTTAGCCACACCATCCGCAGATTTTGTAAACGCCATTTTGAACTCCTTATGTGATCACAACCGTTACTGTACCAACTTGCCCAACCCCAACCAAATTATTTGGTGTAAGCGCCGAATCGAAACCTTGGGCCATCCCCACAGGGTTCCACCCCCACTGAATGTTCCGACTACCTTCGCCAATCGACCCGTTCGCCAAAGTGCCTGACTGGAAGTACGTATTATCATTGCGTGGGTTCCGCAGTGCTTGCGGGTCGTCCACCGGGTACATGCCCAGTTGCAACTGAGGTTGATCAGGCTCCCAACATTCGCGGCAGACCAGAATGTTGACCTGCTTCGTCTTAACGACCAACGTGCGCAACTCGCGCAGACGAAACCTAAACCCACAACGGTCGCAGATCGCAATTGCAATCTTGCCGGAGGCAAAACGGTTACCCATTAGCCACCTCCAATGTAGGAACGACGCGGTACAAACCGGATCGCGGCCTTTTCTCTATCCTCTCCTGCTGCCAAGTTAAACTGTTCGTCGTACGCAGCCTTCAACATTGGGATGCGGTCTGCCAACTCGGGCACCTTCATGGCAATGTGATAAGCCAAACCAGCCGTCACAGCAGGGAGGAACCGAAAGTTCATGTCAGCGGTCTCAACGCCCGCGCCAGCGTCTTGAATACGGCGCATGCGCCAGTAAGCAAGCTGGTAGTAGGGCGAGGCTGCGGTGCCTTGGTCTGGGGTCGGCCAAACGGTCACAGCGGGCGCTTGCGGCCAGTAGACCTCGGCTCCTGCGGTATGCGCAGCGGGGAAGGTATCTTGTTGGCCACGGCCACAGTTGTACAGCGTGCCCTGCGTGCTGCCTTGGGCTTGGATGATGTAGCCGTAACTGATGACCTCGCTGTCCAAACGAATGAACCCTGCGGCAGGCAGGCCAGTCACATCACTCAGGACAATCGTGGTTGCAGTGGAGGTGATGGTAGAAGACAACAAGCCAGCAGTCAGACTCTCTTGGCCCGACATGCGCTGAACCCAGATTTGAATTGGGCGTGCTTGCTGTAACTTGTTTGGGATTGTCGCGTACGTGGACACGCTGATTCGCGTGATCGAGAGGTCGGCCTGTGTAGACACACTGCCCGCGCCTGTGCGGATGACATGCTCTAGCAGGTCAATGGTGTCGTTGGGCAGCGCGTACGTGTTGATACCTTGCACGAGGTTAATGACCCCCTGCTCAATCGTCCACATGTTGATGCCACGGTTTTGCCACTCGATGGTCATCAGGTTCAGTGAACGGCGAGCGGTGCGCAGGTCATAGCCTGTACGCATCTCGCGTCCAGCACGCTCCCACGATTCCTCTGCAATCTCAGTGAATTCGAGGTTGAAGATCGAGGTGCCGGAAGTGGTCATCTGAAGCTCGCTGTCTTTTTGGCAATAGTCTTGGGCTGGGCGACAAACTGCTTACCCGCCGCTTTACCAGCACGTTTCGCACGAGTTGTTGCTGCGTACTCTGCGGGGCTGAGCGAGTTTATTGCCTTTTCCGGCAAATACCGCTCACCTGTTTTTGAAGACGGCTTACCGCTCTTGGTGCGCCACTTCTGGTCGCCCCAGTCCTTGAGAGACTTTTGCGGCGCTTTCATATCAGTCCCTGTACCCGCCACCAGCGGCTTTGTACTTCTTGGCCACAAGCTGCGCTTTACGGGCTGACCACTGGCCCGCCCCTGTACCATGCGTTGCTGCGGCCTTTACCTGAGACACAATCCGTTTTCGCAGACTGGGCTTGGTGTAGTTACCCGCAGAATTTACAGACCCACCTCCGGCGTACTCGGTGAAGTCAGTATTGTCGCGGCGCTGACGTGTTTGCCCATCCTCGGTGAAGTCCGTGTTGTCACGGCGTTTTTTCACCTTGGCTTTAGGCATTTTGTCTGGGTTGATGGCACCCATGCCGCGACTGGCTCTCATATCAGCACTTCCCGCCGCTCTTCATTTTGACCTTGCCGCCTTTTTTCATGGCTCCGGATATTGGCGCAGCGCCGCGACCACCACCCATATCATCCATGCTTCGGTCAACTGCTGTAGGACGCTTTACAGGCGCCATAGGCTTTTTGGGCATAGCTTTTTTCATAGCCATAGGTGGCTTAGGCTTAGGCATTGGCTTTTTCATAGGTGCAGAACCACCATCTGGATCGAAGGGGGGTTGGCCCATATCGGAGGTGTAGATACCACCTTCGTTGAATTTACGTTTTTTCATTAGCACATCCCACCATTCTTCATTTTGATTTGGGTGCCTTTGGTCTTGCCCGTTTTAGCGCAGCCATCAGCGGCTTTACGGTACACAGCACCGCCTTTGGCCAGCTTGGTCATTGGTTGGCCCTTGTGCAGACGGCCTTCGTGTTTGTTCACGGCCTTCTGCATCATGCCCTTGTCCATCTTCACGTCTTCGTGTTTCATAGAGCCACCTTTTGCAAATTTGCGGCCTTTGTCGGCCTTCAAGAATTCAGAGCCTACGCTCCGGGGAATTCCAGCTTTCTTCGCAAAAGCTGGGTTGTTGGCGACCGCCGCCATAAAGTTGTGTTGCTTTTTCGAGGTAGAAGGCATTACTTTCTCCCCAACCAGCGTTGAACAGTATCGGTTTCCCAGATACGAATTCCAGTCCAGACGATGGTAAATAAGGCCGCTATGGCGGGTAATGTATCCACAAGCGCACCTACTACGGTAGCGACTGACAGCGCATCTAGCGCGTATTTCAGTGAGTCTGAGTGTTCAGTAGCCATGTCAGCACTTCCACCTTGCAAGGGAAGCGGCTTTACGGGTCGGCTTGCCGTTTTCGTCTTTCATCGGCCCCGGCATACCTGACATACGGGCACAAAACGACTTCTTGCGCGGGCCACCCTGCGGTTGCGGGGCTTTGAGGTTACTGCCGGTTGCAGCGTTGTACTTAGCACGGCCTTTGGCAGTTAGCCCCGCTCCCTTGGAAGCAGGCAGCTTTTCGCCACGACCAATAGCAAGGGAGGGGGTCTTTTTAGCCATAGAACACCGTGACTTTTGCGCCTGTTGCTAGTGTCACATGGATGTCGGTGTAGAACAAAATTCCCTCGCCGGGAATCAAGTTTGCGAACGGGTTGTTCGTGTTGTTAGGGATATTAAATTGCAGACGGATTGGGCCAGAAGCGCCCCCATCACGAAAAATAATATCGCCAGCAGTTCCACCGGACAAGCACTGATACCCTTTAAGGCGAGTGCGAGAAGAAACGATAGTGCCCGTAGCCTCTACGTGCGCGGCTTTGACATCAGTTTGCATACCCATAATCAATCTCCTATGAAGTGGGGGCCGAAGCCCCCGAGACTAATTAGGCAGTGAAAACCGTCGGGGCGATAGCGCCATTATCACCGCACACCGCATAGACAACTTGGAAGTTTGCCACGCCGCCAGATGTGTAGTTACCAGCGGTAGCGAACACCACTTGGACAATCAAGTCCGTAGTGCCGATATTGTCAAACAACGCGATGTTGGTTGTGTTTGGTGAAACCGTTGAGCGGCCAGCAGCGAGGGTGCTAGTGCCACTCAATTGGCCCAGTTGGGTAGCCGCCGCAAAGTTTGTAGGCAGGCCAGTGGTAGCGTTACCAGTCTGGAACGTCAGGGTGGTCGCACCAGATGCGCCAACGAACGCCGTAACAACGTCAGTGATAATAGCGTGGATGATCGCACCGGCTGGGAGAACCGCGATAGTCGTAGCGGTGCCGGTATACGGGGCAGCAGTGGATACACCTGCGGGGGTATTGTATGCACCGGGCTGAAGTACGATGGTCGCGCCGATATTGCGGATCAGGCCCGGGGTCGTGCCCGTGGTGTCTTTAACCGTGCCGAGCAGCCAAGGGCCGAGATGAGTTGCGAATCCCATGATATGTCCTCATTTGCGGCTTGCTGTCTTGAGGAAAAGTCTGCCAAGTCAGTCAACAAGCCAAGTGGTCTTGGTGTTGTGGTTATAGCACAACTAAACAAAAAAGAAAAGCCCCCGAAGGAGCTTTTCTCTACGCGGTTTAAGCGCCGGGGGAGCCGAAGATACCCAGAGGGTCGGACACACCGAAGCTGTAACGCTCGCGGGCTTTGTAACGGCTGTTGCCGGTGTCAAAGTCAGCGTCCATGCCGTTTTGCAACGGGCTACGGACAAAGTGCTTCAGGCCGTTAGGCACGTCGGTCATCAGGAACCATGCGTTGGTGTCCGTCAGATAGTGGTTGATAGCGTAACCTTCGCGGATAGAACTGTTGTTCTTGAGCGCGTTGATGTCGTTATCGGTGGTGCCGACGCGGAGTTCGGTTTCCAGCAAGCGGGTTGCAACGAATTGCAGGCTTGGAGGCACGATCAGTTTCCTAGGCTGAGCAGCGATCAGCAGGCCACGTTCGTCTGTCCAAGCAGCGATCTGAATGACAGCGGCTTCCAAGGAAGTCTCATTCAAGTCGGCAGCGACAGTAGGACGGTTGCTGTTGGTACCACCAGACACCAGAGGGTGGGCTGTCGAGCACAGAACTTGCCCGTCACCGTAGGTGGGGCCACCGCTAAAAGCGGTGTTCAGGATCGAAGCAGCTTTGACCTGCTTGGTGTAAGCCATGGCGCGAGCCAGAGCCTTGGTGTAACGAGCGGACAACGAGTCATACAAGTTGTCTTCGATAGCTTCTTCGGTCAGAGAGAAACCCATCGCAATGGTCTCGTGCACGTAGCGTGCAGTCCATGCTTCTTGTGCGTTGTCGTACGCCAGTGCAGAACCTTCATTCTTTACTGGTGCGGCGCTGAAGCCAGACAACTTGGTTTCCTCTTCAAAGGAACGCTCAGAGGTTTCGGTCTCGAAAATCTGTTTGTGCTCTTCGCCGTACTTCTTGTACTCCAAGCCAAACAAAGCGTTCAGGCCGGGGAGCAGTTCTTTAAGTAGTTGTGCGCGTGAAATAGCCATTTTACATTACTCCTTGTTAAGCCACGCCGAGGCCAGCGTAGTACGCATGCTGACCGAAGTTGATCTTGATCAACATCTCGGAATATTGCGTGAACACGATGGTCGAACCAGCGGGAATTTCGCTACCAGCCGAAGAACTCAAAATAGTCTGGTTGATAGTGACCGAGGTTGCGCCAGCAGCGGCAGCGGTCGTCACAAACGAACCAGAAGCAATGTTCTGACCGTTAGGGGCAATCCAAGACACATCAGTACCAGCAACAATCGCGCTAGGCAGGCCAGAACCAGTCAATGTGAGGGTGGTGGTGCTAGACGAGCCAATAGCTGAAATGGCTTGCGCAGTTTCCTTGACCGTATCCAAGAAGCGGATCGGGAAAGTTGCGGTGGTTGCAGGGGTAGCCGTAAAGCCTTGGATGGCGTTTGCGGAGTTCCCGGTGTTGGTGTTACCAGTGTTGTTTATCATCTGGCCGTTTTGGCCGATCAAGGCTTCGGAACCAGAGCCAACCACGGTAGTGCCGGAACACACAACTGCTTTGAACACCGTGTCAGGATCATCACAAACAATAGCCACTGCATCCCCAGCAGCCAGCGAACCGGGCCAGTATTGCGAGAAGGTCAACTGTTTAGTGACAGGGTTGGTATAACGGCAGCCGAGGAAAATTCCGACCAGACCGTTTGCGCCAGCGGAAGTGACCGAAAGACGGTTTACGCCGCCACGGTTCAGCTTCACAAAGTCGCCGTAGAAGATCGCGGTCGTGTAGTCGTAAGGGATTGCGTATTCACGAGTAGAACCCGCGAACACCTGACCACCGATCAGGTTGATCGGTTTTAGCCCGTAAGGGGCATCAACGATGGGGTATGCCATTTAAGACTCCAAAAAGTTAAGTTCCATTGCCGAAACGGGACACCGTAGTTTTGCGCTCGTTGTAGAGCGGCATACGGGGGTCGTTCTCGCGCATGAGATTGTTGTCAACCGACTTCATCTGTGACGACGCTTGGCCGTTAAACCAAGCGTTACGATCTTGGACGAACTCGGTGGGGGTTTTGCAAAGCATCAGACCACCAATCACGATATTGTCCTTGAAGCGGTCGTTTTCGACGCCTGCAACGTAAATCTCGGGGTGGTCAGAAGCCTTGACGGGCTCCCAGCCTTCTTGTAGTTTCAAGGACACATTCATGGCGTCAGCTTCGCCGCGAGTGCTGAGTCGAACCCAGTGAAATTCATAGCCGTCCTCCGGGAAGGGAGTTGGCAAGGTCTCGGGACGAGTCCACGATTTCTTGCGGGCCGTTTTTTCACGGGTATCCAGTTCACGATTTAATCTATTTTCAGCCATTTTGTTTCCTCAATTCCATAGCAACCTGTTTGGCGTATTCTTCCAGTGGCACTCCAAGCCTGTTGGCCAAAGCAACCTGCGTCTTCGTCAACGTGATCTTTCTAGGGGCCACACTGCGGGTCGCAGATGCTACGACTGTCGTCTTACGACGACGCTCTTCGGTCACCTCCTCGTGGTCATCATCGCCCTCAAAGGACTCTGGGAACACTTGGCGCATACGAGAGTTGAT